GGCTGGAGACTACGCTCAAGTTGGTAAAATCCAGAGCCATATCGCTCGAATCCAGAGCCAACTGACGCAATTCGAGAGCGCAAAGGGCGAACTTGAAGAAAGAGCCCAGTATCAGCGAGCTGAAGGGCGTGTTCCAGAGCCAGTTCAGCAATATCAACCGCAACCACAGGTTCCTCAAGACCCGGTGGCCATGCTGGCAAGCCAATTAAGCCCAAAATCGGCTACTTGGCTGCGTTCGCACCCAGAATTGGCCAATCATGTCCCCAAATTGAAGGCTGCGCATGAATACGCAGTCAATATTAAGGGCATTAAAGTCGAATCTCCTGAATACTTCTCATTTATTGAGCAAGAATTAGGGGTTGGAGGCAAAGCTGCCCAGCCAAAAAAGCCCGCAGCCTCGACGCCAGTGACATCGTCGGCGTCCTACAGCTCCACGAGAGGGGGCAACACGTCGATGGTTCTGTCGGCGGCAGAAGTAGAGCAGGCTATTCTAAACGAGCCCGATCTTCCAAGACAAAAGGCTTTGGAGGCATATGCTCGGAACAAACAAGCCCTGATCAAGGAGGGAAGATTATAATGGCTACGGCTACAATACCTAAAAAAGAACCACTAGACGCGACATCTTCATCGTTAGCTCGCGCAGAAGCCCGTATTCGTGAGCTGCGCGAAGGCGGAACATCTCCCGGGCAGGCGCGTGACCGTTTCTGGGCGCCGCAACCTCCCGATGGATGGGACTATCAGTGGAAAATGAAGCTCCTAATGGGCGAAGAGCAACACGCTTATGCCGTCGAGCTAGCCCGTAATGGCTGGGAGCCTGTCCCGCTGTCGCGTCATCCAGATCTTATGCCTGTCGGCTGGTCAGGCACCACGATTGAAGTTGACGGGCTTATCCTTATGGAGCGCCCTAAGATATTCACTGACGAGGCAAGAGCTGAAGAGCAAAGAGCTGCACGCGAAGCGGTTCTAACAAAGGAAGCTCAATTGCGTGACGGCAGGGCCGGAGACTTAGGCCCGAGAGAAGTTCACCGCTTTTCCAAATCTCGTGGGGCGATTGCTATCCCCGATTGATTTGACAACAAAATCGGGGAGGTGTAATAATCTCCCCGTCATTCTATTTCGGATAGCTCGCGCTGAGCTTGACGATACTTAATAGGCGGCAAAAAGCCGATCTATACTCGCCGCCCGCGCTGGGTGTGCTTAATCATCCTGTTTTATGCTTCTAACACGCTGTTGGATCGTGGAACGCCCCCTTCAAACGAGAAGGAGCGCGTTGGCATGGCTAACGTCTTCGCACCGAATGGGTTCTCGCCCGAAAGCACATCGAACGGGCCGATGAACTTCCGCATTTCGCAGCGGCGCATTGCGTCATCTGCGGGTGCTATTTATCACGGCGATGCCGTGGTTCCTGTTACCTCAACTGCAAACGGTTACATTAAGCAAGCTACGGCGGGAACGGTTCCGCTGGCTGGCATCTTCTGGGGCTGCCAATATCTGTCAGTCAGCCAGAAGCGCACCGTTTGGAACAACTATTGGCCCGGTTCAGACGCCAATGGCGACGTCATCGCTTATGTGATCGACGATCCGAACTCACGCTTTATCGTTCAGACAAGCGGCGCTTCGTTCCAGATCTCTGGCACGTTGTCGACTTATGGCTCTTCGCCAGTCGGCCAGCTCTGCCAGCTCAATGTCGGAACAGGCAACACGCTGTCGGGCATCTCCGGCATGTTCGTAGATACGATTGGCACGACGGCGACATATCCGTTCATCGTGACGAACCTCGTAACGAACCCACCGGGCGTGAACGGAACCGATCCTACTTCGCAGTATAACTACATCGAAGTCGGCTTCAACAACGAGTGGCTGCGCGGTAACGGCGCTGTTACTGGCATTTCCTGATAGGAGTAGGCTCACATGGCAGTTAACTTATCAGCCATCCGCGACCTCCTCCTTCCGGGTCTGCGTGGCGTTGAGGGTAAATATCCTCAGATCCCATCACAATGGGATAAAATGTTCGAGAAGAGCAAATCAAACCTCGCTCTCGAGCGCACCGCTGAAATGCGTTACCTTGGCTATGCCGCAATCAAGACTGAAGGCGGCGCCGTTTCGTTCGACAACAATGCGTCAGAGCGTTACGTCTATAACCAAGAGCATTACGAAATTGGTCTCGGCTACGCGATCACTCGTAAGGCAATCGACGACAACCTGTATAAGACACAGTTTGCTCCTACGAACCTTGGCTTGGTTGAATCTTTCAGCCAGACGAAGGAAATCTACGCAGCAAACATCCTCAACACGGCGCAGACCTACAATGCTGCGGTCGGCGGTGACGGCGTGTCCCTGTGTAACCTCAACCATCCAATTGACGGCGGCGTTATCGCAAACACGCCAACAGTTCAGGTTGACCTTAACGAGTCTTCATTGCTTAACGGCATGATCGGCATCAGAACTCAGTTCCGCGACATCGCTGGCCTGAAGATGTATGCCCGTGGTCGCAAGCTGATTATCCCACCAGCTCTCGAGCCAGTGGCAATCCGCCTGACGAAAACGGAACTTCGCCCCGGCACTGCAAACAACGACGTCAATGCGATCCTCTCGACCGCTGGTGGCCTTCCAGAAGGTTACATGGTCAACGATTACTTGACATCGCCTTACGCATGGTTCCTTCTCACAAACATCAAAGGTTTGGTGTATATGGAGAGAGTGCCTTACGAAATGGACATGCAGGTAGACTTCACAACTGACAACCTACTTGTGAAGGGCTATGAGCGTTACAGCTTCGGCTACTACAACTGGCGTTCGATCTACGGCTCGTTCCCAACGTCGTAACATGGTGGGGGCCGCTGCTTGCAAGCCCCCATCTTCGCTCAATGAAAGGGCCTCGTAATGGCTACAACTACTTTCACTGGGCCCATTACGGCGGGCTCAGTTCTTGATACAACAGGCACAACACCCGGCACCATTGATAATACTGGTGGCGTCACGCTTGCTCAGACTTCGTCTATCACGCAGTCTGCAACCAGCGCGGCAACAACCATTGTCATCCCAGCGGGAAGCACGATCCTCGAAGTTTTCGTGGGCGTGACGACCATATGGAGTGGCGCGGCGGCAACTTTCACCATCGGCACGACGTCGGCTAACGCCAACGAACTCGGCGGCGGAACTGGCGCAGCGTTAGGTGTATCGGCTGTGACGCCGTCAACTCAAGCGCAGACAAACCTTTGGTTTAATGTCGGAACTACTGACATTATCCTTTACGTTAAGTCTACGAATGCTGGCGCCGGCGTGGGCTATCTGACCGTGCAATATCTGCAAGGTCCGAACCTTATATCTTAATCGGAGAGTGCAATATGAAGCACATGATGCATAAGGCACGCTCTGAGCGTGCAACGGGCGGCAAAACCCCTCGCAAGATGAAGGTTGAAGCTGTCAACGAGCCAAATGATCCTCAAGGTGAATTTGACAAAGACGATGCTGCGGATCTGGATCAAACCTACACCGCTGGCAAGTCAAAGGTTGTCGAGGCTGCGCGTGAGCGTAAGCGCGGCGGTTCTTGCATGAAAAAAGGCGGCATGGCTGTCGAAGGCAAGAAGGCAAAAGACCGTATGGATCGCCCAGCTCGCAAGCGCGGCGGCAAGGTTGGCTCAGAGAAGAGCCCTCTGACTGAGGCTGCTCGCACCTCAGACCGTCCAAACGCTGACATCCAGTCAAAAGACGGCATGGATTGATCGGTGGGGGCTTAGGCCCCCATCTTTCCTTTGGAGAGCTTCGATGGCTGACAAGTGGATCTCAGGCGCCATTAAAAAACCCGGCGCTTTGCACAAATCCTTGGGCGTTCCTCAAGGTGAGAAGATTCCAGCTAAAAAATTGGCGAAAGCAGCGCATAGCGACAATCCAACGCTCGCAAAACGTGCTAATCTCGCAGAGACACTTAAAAAATTACACAAACGCCACGGCGGCGAAATCTAAGGAAATTAAACATGAGGCCAATTACGGTCACGGCTGGCCCCTTTCCCGCACCGGTCGCCAATGGAATTGCGATTGCCCAGACGCTTACGCAGGCTGGGAATCTTGCTCTTAACGGCAGCTATGTCAGTGGCGGAATTGCAACGCTTGGCCCTTATCAGCGCCGCGTTATCATTACGTCCACAGCAAACGATAGCGTTAATACTTTCACCATTAAAGGGCTCAGCCAAAGCGGCAGCGTTTTAAGCGAGACTCTGGTTGGTCCTAATACTGGCAGCGTTCAGAGCAATCTGAGCTACAAGACAGTTTCTTCTATTTCCATAAGCGGCGCCACGGTAGGCTCTGTCTCGGCTGGCACAAACACAGTCGGCTCTTCGACGTTTGTGATGTTTGATGCTTACGCCTTCCCGCAAGTATCAATTCAGGCCGACCCCAACGGCGTTACGGCCACGATTGAGCAAACGCTTGATGATCCGAATAGCCAGACAAATCCGATCCCGACCGCAAGCATGGTTTGGTTGCCGCATCCAGACCCGGCTCT